ACCAGCGTCCACACCACCAGCAGTAGAGCCATTACCCGCGGCTATTTCCTCAAATCCGCCACCTGATGCTGCAGCGTAAGCAGTATGCGTACTTACGCTAGGGGTAGTATTTGAAAGATAGACTTTAAGAACATCCGTACTGGCATTAAGAGCATTAACATGAAGTCCTGCCGCCTTATCAGTTGCAAATACGTGGAATTTTTCAAATGCCGCCATTAACTATTGCTCCGCTTGGTTTGCCGTTATCATCATAGGTTATTGATACTGTTTTTGTTTCTTTATCGGACTCGACAGTTGCACCATTTGGCTTTCCGTCTTTTCCATAGGTAAATTTGACCACTTTTTGAGAATCTTCCTTTTCTTCTTTCTGCTGTTTTGGCTCAATCTTTCCGACTATTTTTTCTATGTTCGCTGATTGCCTGTCTACAATAGACTGGACATTTGCCTGGTGCTTATCGACAATCTGTTTTAGTTTTGCCTCTGCCTTGATTCGGTCTGCTTCCTGCTCTGCCGTAAGGACTTTATCCGTGCTTTTGATTTCCTCGATAGCAAGTTTACGTTCCATTGCTTGCTGTTGTTTGAATAGTTCTTTCTTGAACTCAAACTTGAGATTATCCTTTTCTAACTTGTTAGCCTGGTCGTCAAGTTGTTTTCCAGCCTTGTTTCTTTCTTCATCAAACTTCTGTTTTTCCTGATCGAGCTTTTTCTTCTCTTCAGCAAGCTTCTTCTGTTGTTCCTGAACCTGTTCGGCATCTGGGCCTTTAGGTTCGGTCATGGCGTTGATTTCGTCTTCAACCTCGGGGCCGAATCTGAATCGCTTGGTTATATCCAGCAGCATGGATTTAGCAGCACCGAAGGGAAGAATCCCTTTCTCTATCATTGGCATGAGTCCGTTCATGAACTGGGCCATAGCGTTCATGGCTTCTGCTATGTTCTTTTTGTCTTCAGTTGCTTCTACATCAAGAGTTGAGTTGGTTTCAATATCAACATTGAACGAACGAATATAATCATCGCCAAGAACTTCAAGGATATTCTCCCACGAAGGTGTTGAGAGTAATTCTGTTAAATCTGCAGCTTCCTGCTGGAGTTTCTTTAGCTTCTTCTGATCGCCCCGCATCATCAGTTGTTGAATTTGGGGCTTCAACTGATTGATAAGTTTTAGAGCTGATTTCTTCTGTTCTTCAGTCGGGTAGGGGAGTCCTGTAACCTTTATCCAGAGGCGTTGTGGTATCTTCTTCACTGCAACGTCTAACATGATTCTCAGGACATCACGGACGTACTCTTGAACATCGCCCTGCATGTTCTTCAGTCTCATGGTTCCCCATGCTTCCTTGACCTTCTGAGCACCTAAAGTTTCTGAGGCTTTACTCTGTCCACGGATAATATCGGATATTCCGGTTATCTCGTAGATTACTTGCTTGCACTGTTCTCTTGAAGCGTAGAGCTGTTGCAGGACTCCGGCCAGTTCTCCAAGAGGGAGTAACCAGATATGCTTATCGAACCCACCATCCATCAGGGCAGTGACGTTCTCTACTGGGACTAGAGTATTGTCTTCTTCATCCAGAAGTCTCTCGAACAATTCTCCTAAATTCCCGTCATAACCGCCCCTGACCTTCATCGCCATAGCGACTTTATTGATACTTCGGGTCAGGCGATTGAGTTCCTTTGCCTGGTTCTCATACAACTTGTAGAGCGGTGTTGGCATCAAGTTATTAGACTTGCGATGCAACATCAACGGTTTAGGCGTGTTGAAGAAGCCAGTTACTTCGAGCGGGTCGTCATCCTCTTTGAGATAAGTGTCGTGTGCATTACTGACCCATTTAATAGTTTTACTGTTCTTGTCCCATATCTGGTAAATGAGCGCGGTTTGACGCCTTTCTTCAGTGTCAGGGTGGTTCTTTTCATCTTCTTCTGAGACAGTAAATTGAATCTTCTTGGAGATTTCTGCGCCAAAAAGATTCTCTGCCTCCTCCTCGTCTACGTATTCTTCGTAAGCTATCCACGGGACTCTTTCCCACTTGGTTGCAAAGCCGTGATAGAAACGGTCGTATTTCTTTGTGTTTGCAACAACTGCCGTCCATTTAACCTCGTCTTCAGTGGTTTCAGCTTCAAACTGAATCGCTGTTACACCACGTCCCGGTAGGAGGGCGTCGATTACAACGGCTTTGATTGAAGCGTTGAATTTCTCGAAATCCTCGATATTCGTATCAATCAAGTACGAGAGCATGTGGTTCGATGCGTCACACACTGCTTTATTCAGGGGATTTACAACGGTAAAACCCTTGTTGTCTTTCTTTGGAAACCTCTCCTTTACTGCAGGTCGTGGGAGATTTGAGTAAAGTGCAGGCTGTAGGGTTTCTGTGTTTGAGTAGAGAATATTGAACGGATTCTCATCGGGTTTTTCACCATCATACAGTTCGATGATAGTCTTACCGTCTTCACGGAAATCTTTCTCACGCTTTTTGGCATCTTCTATCTCATTTAGCCAGTAACGAACTTCATCGTTTGGTCTCAAAATCGGTTACTCCGCGCAAGTCTTTGTTTTCTTAAGAATTCGTTCTTCATCTGACCGAAGGTTATTGAACCAACGGCTCCATTAATGAGTTGCTGGTGTTCACTTAGTATGGTTTGGGTTTGCTTGGACATCTTCCACGTTAATGACAGGTATCTCCATGCGTCAGAGGCATGAGAATGAAGGTCATGGACAGGTTCCTTGGAAAACATCTTTGTGTCGTCATCCCTTTTTCTGTGATAAGACTTTAAATGCTCAAACTGGTCTTCACATCTTAATTTGTCAAAGTTTGCAATGTGGAAAGTCTTTCTTGCTGCCTGGATACCTTCTTGTTGCGAGAAATTTGGCACAATATCAAATATGCCAATATCATAGCTATTTTGTGAGATGTATTCTTCTCGCTGATCCATGAATTGCTGTAATTGTGACTTACCGCCCATGCCCATCCTTACTGGTTTTGCATCATGGGGGAGCCAGTTCTTTCCGTACCTGAAATCTCTCTCCTTTCCTTTATCATAGAGCATCTTGGCGTAGTCTTCGATTTCCTTGAAGTTATCTTCATAGCAATCAATTACATTCAATGCACCATCAATGCACTGATAAAACCAGACACTTGTAAAATCATCACGTCCCAAGTCCCATGCAGTGTGTACTGGGTACCCGCTTTTATGTGGAACGATTCCTAAGCCGCCCCTTTCTATAAGATTAGCGGTAGCTGCACCCCATATAGAACCGGGTAGTGCGGCGTCAAAGGAACACCAGTATTCCTGTAACCACAAAGCTCTGGCGTAGGCCTCATCACCATGTTCTGCAATAAGTTCCTGAAGCTCACCTTGTAACTGTTCTGATGTAAAGACACTGGTTTGTTCAGCAGTGAGTTTTTCGTAGAACCATTCCTCGGATTCCTCGGCCATCTTGGCCATTCTGAAGACATGGTTCTTACCACGCGGAGTCGTGTTGAAACTTGCCCAACCACCGTTCTCCAATAAGATTGGGCGGAGATACCCCCATGAGGTCGGATTTGACAAAGCATACTCAGAGAACGTAATCCCAACAGGCGGAGAGCCAACCAGAGAGTTGTAGTTATCACTTCCCATCAGTTGCCACATACTCCCATTCTTGAAGGTAATCTTCATTTCCTGGTTGTTTGTGTTACTTCTAATCTGTTCGGGAAAGGCTTCTTCTACCCTCTTTTTCCCTGAATGAGGATTGATAGCGTCCCAAATAGCCTTACGACACTGATTATATTCGGGTAGGCAGTACCAATAGTTTCCTACTCTCTCGAAGGCTGCACAGGCGTTGTGGTGCATCATCACGTCGTCTTTACCGGCACGACGATGCCAGACAGCGAGGAACCGCTTCAGGTCTGAACCGAGGGCTTTCCAGAGGTTATGTTGATAGTCCCTCGGGTTCCACTTGTAGGGAAGGTCTATGTTCAATTGTCTACAAGAAAGAGGTCGAAACCAGCGGAGCAGTCAACACTCGCACCCGTAGGAGCACCCTTTATAATGATGTCTGTTTTCTGTGTAAACTTGTAATATGGATTGAAGAAATGCTGCATCCTTCCATAAGCATCTGCGTCTGCACTTACACCTTGAATATGCTTTAGCTG